CTTACAATTACACAGGAGGAAACTAAGTTTTGGTATTTGACTCTTACAGAGAAAACTACCATTTCAAATCCTACATATTTATTCAGCATTACACACAGGTTGACTAACAACACAACCAATTTCATTTTGACAGACGTCAGTGCATACACAGAGAGATACAATAAGTTTTCTGTAACTGAGGGTTCAACCTTTTCAGTAGATAGCGGAGAGTTTTCCTATCGTGTTTATGCACAGACATCACCTACCAACACTGATCCTGACGATGCAGATGAGTTAGTGGAACAAGGAATGTTAAAAGTGAATCCTATTGCAACAGTAAAAACACAATATACACCCACATTAAACGAAAAGATTTATGAGTAGTACATCAACATCCTTTTCAGCAGGATACACAGGCTGCAAAGTTATTTCAAACACAAGTGCCAACACAGGCGTTTTCAGAGGCTTTATTGTCAACGATGATGCAGTTGTATCGGCTATCCTTGACGAAGACGGCTCAAGCCTTATGACGGCTTTGGGATTGTCAGGAGTAACTTTGAGAAGCGGAGTTTACATTCCTGTTGATAGCAGCAAGTACATTTCAAGCATTACACTTACAAGCGGTTCAATCGTAGCGTATAACCGATGATTGGTATTCGTGTTTGGTCAACCCGATACAAGGGTGAGGCTTTTAGTCTTTTCAATTCCTATCGTGCCAGAGTAGAGGCAGACGGTGGGGTTGTTGAGGCATTCAGTTGTACAATAGCAGGTTTAAGATTATGAGTTTATTGAATGATGCAAGTTTGGTAATGATACCAAGCGGATATAAGGACACGAAATTATATAGTGTAAAACCTACCGATGGTAGTGGAGATTTCACGTTTAGTCGTGGTTCTAACTTAGGGGCAACAAGAATTAATAGTGATGGGTTAATAGAGAAGGGTAGGGAGAATCTGTTGCTTCAAAGTAATGGGTTTAATCAAGCAGGTTGGGGTATATCAAGCGCAACTATTACGGGAGGACAATCGGGTTATGATGGTAGTTCAAATGCGTGGTTATTAGATAGTAGTTCGGAAGGATATTTATTTCAATATCCAACATCTTCAAATGTTGGTACTTTAAGTATTTATGCTAAAGCAAACTCTGTTAATAATTTACGATTAAGAACTTTTGGTGCATCAAGCAACGCAGAAGGTTTCTTTGATTTAGCAAATGGAGTTGTAGGTTCATCAACTAATTTAGTTGATTTATCTATTGAATCTATAGGTGGTGGATGGTATAGATGTTCTGTAGTATATGATAATGCACCTTCATTGATACGGATATACCCTTCCGTTAGTTCAAGCACAAGTTCAGGAACTATTGGTTCAATCTACATTCAGGACGCTCAGTTGGAAGTCGGTTTAGTTAGTACGGACGTAATCACTACAACCACCACAACAGAACAAGCGGGTATTCTTGAGGATATGCCACGCCTTGACTATTCGGGTGGGGCGAGTTGTCCGAGTTTACTTTTAGAGCCTCAGAGGAGTAACCTTGTAACGCAGTCAGAGTACATTGGGGCTTGGACAGAAAGTGCATTAACAATAACTGATAACAATGCAACTTCTCCAGAGGGTGTTTTAAATGCTGCTAAATTAACATTGCCAAGTGGTTCTGCGACAAAAAGAATTGCATTAGGCTCAATGCCAGTTACTGCCGTTGCAAGGTCTTATTCTTTCTTTGTTAAAAGTAATGATATAACTGCGGTTCAATTAGTTCATAGTGGAGATTTACAAGGATATGCAAGATTTGATATTTCAACGGGCGTTGTTGGTTCATCGGGAACTAAAACAACAAGTAATATAGAAGATTACGGCAACGGATGGTATAGATGTATTGCTAATTTTGATTCAAGTAATGCCTTTGGTTCTACTATATATTTATACATAAGCGATAGTGCTACGGGTAGTTATGGTGGTTCAACATCAGCAGAAGGTGATTTGTTTGTTTATGGTGCTCAATATGAAGAAGGCTCTTACCCCACATCCTACATACCTACCTATGGAAGTAGTGTAACGAAATCGAAAGATAGTTTCCAAATGAATCTTCAAAGTCAAGGTATCTTTGATGGAAGTGATACTGAAGGTGTTTTGATGGTTGAATATGAAAAACCAAATACACTGGAAAATGTAGACTTAATGAGGTTTATGGGAGCAAGTGCAGTAGGTAGAGCATTTATATATAATAGCGGTGTAAACTTTGCAGTAGATTGGTCAGGAATTAGTTCAGGTGTAATTGACCACGATAGTAATAACAAGACTTTATGGAGGTTAAATTCATTGTCAACGGGAAATGTGTTTCACAACGGCACTAAATTAACAGGAAATTCAACAGGTACTGCTTGGAGTGATATTAGATTATTAAGATTTAATATGGAAGGAGCGGGAGGTGTGCTACGCATCAAGCAAATACTTTTATTTCCAACCGCTCTAACCGATGCCGAGTGTATCGAATTAACAACAATATAAAATGTTCAGAAAATACGAATTTAAATCAGAAACAGAAGCCAACACCTTTATCGAAGCATTAGGCGTTGACGAGGAAGGTAACCCAAGCCATCCTCATAGCGTCGTAAGATTGGGAAACATAGTCCTAACCGAAGGCACATACGATTCAGAAGGCGAGGTAATTACCGAACCCGTACTATCAACCAACTATCACGTTGATGTATTATGGCAAGGTGATGCGGTAAGTTCTTGGGATAACAAAATGGTGTGGTGTAAGCCCGTCGGAATACACGTTTTTGGCTCATCAAGGGCAATTGCTGAGTGGACTGAGAAATGTAAAGAATTACATCCTGAGTATTTCCCCGAACCAAGTGAAGAAGACCTTCCATAATGATAGGGTTTGTGTATAGATGGCATGATTTAGATACAGATATGTATTATATCGGTAGTCATCTTGGCACGCCTGACGATGGTTATGTTGGTAGTGGGTTGTATTTTCAAAGAGCATATAAGAAACGGCCTAATTCATTTAAAAGATCAATAATTTATATAGGAAGAAATTTTAGACAAATGGAAGAATGGCTATTATCTAATGTAGATGCGGCCAATAATGTTAATTATTATAATCTAAAAAACACTTCCATTGGAGGAGATACGCGTAGCGGAAGTAGGAATAGCCCACAACACAACAAAAAGGTATCTTTAAAGAACAAAGGCAAACAATTATCTGAAGAGCAAAAAGAAAAAATATCTAAATCTTTAACCGGCAAAAAAGCCTCTAAGCAAACTAGGGATAAGATGTCAAAAAAAAGAAAAGGACACCTCAATCCTTTTTATGGCAAATCGCATACAAAAGAAACAAAAGCCACTATAAGCCACTTAAATAAAGGTAAGAAGAATCCTATAGAATCTATGCAGAAAACATGGGAATCAAACAAGAAAAAAGTTTATTGTGGGGAACTAGACATTACATTTGAGTCAATATCAGAATGCTCAAAAAAATTAGGGTTATCACCATCAACCATATCGAACATGATAGCAAATAGAGTAAAAAATAGATATAAAATAAATAAAATAAAACCATGAAAACCTTTTTAGACGAAATAGGAATTAACATCATGCAATCCGTTGCGGGGTTGTTAGGCTCACTTTTGTTTCTTGGAAAAGAAGGGGCTAAGAACATCAAGCAATCTTTATTTGCCATCATTACGGGTACGGCTTCGGCTAACTATTTAACACCCGTTATCATGGAATTAACCAAGATTGAAAACACTAAATACGAAAACGGAATTGCTTTTATACTTGGCTTCATTGGGTTAAAAGGAGTTGAGGCAATTAGCAAACGTTTCTTTAAAGAAAAAATACAAGATGGAACTACTACAAATAATAAATGAGGTAGCCAATTTATTGGTTTGCGTCAACGCAACGTTGTTCTACATCTTCGTGTTTGGTAGGCAAGTATCAAGAATTGACAAACTTCCATTGGCAGAAAAGGTATTACTTAGAGTAGGATTGGCTTTACCCGCAGTAATGGGTTTATGGAATGTATTGTATATGAGTTACCCACCAAATGCGGAAATTTTAATGAATGTTGGATATGCTTGTTTGTTTACATGGGCAAGTATATTTCACTATAAACAATTTGTAAAGAAAAAATGAGATGGGTTGCAATAGTTGTATTATTTGCATCATGTTCTGCAAACTGGCATCATAAGCAAGCTTGCAAAAAAGACAGTGCTTACTGCAATACTTCTATTGTAATTGATACCTTTACAATTCGTGATACATTTATCCACAAACAAGTAGATACGCTTAGTTATTTAGACACTATTCGTATAGATACTGGCTCTGTTAGGGTTGAAGTAATAAGAAAACATGATGTTTTTACTACCACTATAACTCAAAAGCCAGATACTTCGTATATTACAATCACAAAACAACTACCCCCAAAGGTCATAACCAAGTACAAAACACCCATTTGGGTCTACGTTTGCCTTGGTATAATTACCCTTTTGTTGTTAAAAATAAAGCTATGAAGACAAATGTACACGTACTACGGAATGAATTTGCTCCCAAAAAAGTATTACTCATCTCAGACATACACTGGGATAACCCAAAGTGTGACCGTGAGTTACTTAAGCGTCACCTTGACCAAGCCAAAGAAATAGGCGCAGATATACTGCTTAATGGGGATACATTTTGCCTCATGCAAGGAGCTTATGATCCGCGTAAAAACAAGTCAGATATCCTACCAGAACACAACAAATCTAACTATCTTGATGCTGTCGTGAATGATGCGGTTAAATGGTTTTCACCATACGCTCACCTTATTAAAGTGGTAGGTTATGGCAATCATGAAACCAACATCCTAAAGCGACAAGAAACAGACGTTATTGAACGTTTTGTATATGGACTGAACTCAACCAATGACACCAATGTAGAGGTTGGAGGGTATGGTGGTTGGATAGTGTACAACTTTTATCGCGAGAATAGTAGCGGCAAAGTCAATTTTAATATCAAGTATTTCCACGGTTCAGGTGGTGGTGGGCCAGTGACCAAGGGAACGATTCAATTCAACAGAATGTCTACAATGGTTGAAGGCGCTAATTTAATATGGATGGGTCACGTTCACGAAGACCATGAGTTGACCTACACCGTCGAAAGGCTAACACAATCAAATAAGGTAAAACTTAAAGATATTTTGATGGTTCGTACTGCAACTTACAAAGAGGAATACAACAAAGGTAGAGGTGGTTGGCACGTTGAACGTGGAGCAAGCCCAAAGCCTTTAGGCGGTAGATGGTTGGAGCTACATCCTGAGAGAATAAGAAAAGATGGTAAAGAAGAATTAAAAGTAAATGCTTTTACGTATAAAATAATATGAAGATAGACGTTAATTATATATTTCTAGAAAAACACGTTGATCCCTTATACGAAATGATAGGATTAAAAGCTGATTTTGAAGAGATAGAAGTACTTAGAGAGGGTGTTTTGGATCTGACTAAAGTAGTAGCAGCCTATGCTAGTTTTGATTGTACAGAGGTAATATTTGGTAATGGTGAAAATTATTACATAGATTTGCCCTTCGAACAATTTAGACTTTTATGGATGACAACGTGAACAAGCCGGAACACTATCAAGGAGAGATAGAGTGCATTGAGGCCATAGAAGCAGCAATGTCACATGAAGAATTTATTGGTTACTTACGTGGGAATATTTTCAAGTATAATTGGCGGTACAGAAATAAAAACGGAATTGAAGACCTACGAAAAGCAGAATGGTATTTACGAAAACTTATTGAAAAAACACAACAATATGGCTAATTTAAAAGACGTAAACTTTGATTACATCAAGAAATGGGAAGGTGGCCTAAGCTGCCATAAATTGGATAGCGCTTCAAGGCACGTAGTTCCAGATACAGCGGAATACCCTAACCCTAAAGGATACCACACTAACGTGGGCGTGACATTCCAAGCATGGGCCAGTATCCACGGTCGTAGCGACAAATCTGTACGCGATTTTTATAAGATGCCTAAAGAGAAGTGGGTGCAAGTATACAAGTGGTATTGGGATGTTGTTGGTGGATCAAGAATAAACAATCAAATCATTGCTGAGTTCTGTGCTGATTTCGCATGGGGGTCAGGAACTACTGCTTGCTTCCAAATGCAAAAGTTCCTAAACTCTGAGTATGGCTATGAGCTAGGCGTAGATGGCAAGATTGGTAAGCGTAGTATATACGCTATGAATGAGGCTATAAAAAAAGAAGGCCCAGTAAACGTATACAAGGCCCTCTATGAGTGGAGATGTGATTGGATTAAAGGTATCCCATCGTTTAAGGATTTTGGTCGGGGCTGGATGAATCGTCTTGAGGACTTTCATCAATGGGCTTTATCAGTTCTTGAATCTGAGTAGCCTTATTTTGTTGCATATCTTGCTGCTCAAACTCTGAGTACATACCCATCATGATTTCTGGAGCGTAAAGCCTTCCAAAAAAGGCAGCTGCCCTATATCTCATCATTAGCTCAGGCATTGTTTTCCATTTACTACCCGGCTTAGTAGACCAGCCTTCTGATTTTGCCATTTCTAGCGTAATCCAAGGCCCTTCAAGTACTTCCCCGGTAGATATCTCGTTGGCTAATGCTCTGCATTTGTCTTTTTGCATATCAAATCTTAATGCAGTAAATCTACCACAGCTGTTTAGGGCTGCAATAATAAATGTAGAACTCCAAGATGGCTTTCCGTGAATGATGTGTAAATTCTGCATAACCATTAAAGGCGATGCACCAATTCTCTGAGCCATCTCTAGAGCGACCATAGTGTTAGGGATGTTGTTTTGGTATTCCTTTGGAATAACCGTTGACATAGACAAAGCCTTAGCTTGCCTCTGTGCTAATTCAAATTTTTCTTCTTTATTTTCCATAATTAGGTAATTGCAATTTAGTTAATCCAAATCCGGGCCATTTCCCAGATTCCTTACATTCTTTCCAAGTGTTATAATTCTCTTGATATTTCTGACGGCCAATCTCTACGTCTTCATCTTCTATAACGTAACACGCTACAGCGTATGGAGGTGACTTCTCTACCGCAATAAACACAAAACCCTCAATCGTATGGCCCTTTTCTCTGAGTATATCCATATACCAAGCCGCTTGCACATCGTATCTATACTTCATTGCCGAGCGACCAAACACCCTAGGTGATGCGTCTTCGGTTGTTTTAAGGTCGATCATGATATCTTGCATCGTAATACCGTCAGGCTTACATTTCTTATCTTCATGCGTAAATACTTGCTCTACAGATATTAGGCGCTTCAATAATACACTAGCTTGTTCGTGCTTGTATACCGCGTCGTGTATATTAGCAATTAGTGCGTCTTGTTCTTGAGTTAATATCTCGTGTTCCGGGTGATCATTCACGAACGCATCCCAATCAGCCTTACCAGCCTTGGTTCTTCTGTCAACCTCTGGAGCTACAGCGTAAATCTTGCCGTACTCATCGGGTTCTAGTACTTTAGTGTGAATTGCACTGCCCATTAAAAGGGCTGGCGTTTTCTTTTCTTCTTGAAGTCGGTTGTAATACCGATCATAATAATGCAACGGAGATTTGTTAATTAAATCTAGTCCACTTTTGCTAATTCTTTCTACATCTTTATGGTAATCCATGTTGCAAATATAAAACATTTGTAGTATTATTGCAACACTATGTACAAAACATTATTAATAGGAAACCTAGGTAGCGATGCTACCATCAACCAAGTAGGAGAAAAACAAGTCATTAATTTTAACGTGGCTGTACAAGTTAGAAAAGACTTTACGCAATGGGTTGAGTGTGCTTATTGGAGGCGCAATGATCAAAGTGTAGCTGTGGCTGAATTCATGACTAAAGGCAAAAAAGTTTATGTTGAGGGCCAGTGTTCACCAGATGTCTTTCAAGACAAACCAAAATTAAAAATGATGGTAAATTCCATTGAGCTAATTGGCAGCAATGAAAGAGATAATTAACGCGGTTGTTAGAGATCGCGGAATTACTGAAAAACAGCTTGCAGCAGATTTGGGAATAGATAGAACGACACTACACAGATGGAAAAACAAACCACCCTATGCAATTAAGGCCGTATCAAAGCTCATCGATTATTACCTTAAGACAAGCATTTTCGAAAAGTAAACGTGTACTATTCGTACTTCCAACCGGTGGAGGTAAAACTGCAATTTTTACACAAATAGCAGAAAATTCACCAAAAAAAGTACTTATATTAGCACATAGGAAAGAGCTAATTGAGCAAATAAGCGAAAGGCTTGGTAAGCCTCATGGTATAATCATCAATGGCGTTGAGCCGGACTACACGTGTAACATACAAGTTGGTTCGGTTCAATCCGTTGTTAAGAGGCTAGACAAGATTAACCCAGAGTTTATTATAATTGATGAAGCTCACCACGCTGTAGCCGGCCAATATGAGAAGATAACTGCTCGTTTTAGTGAAGCGTTTGTTTTGGGTGTAACAGCTACCCCGTGCCGATTAGACGGAAAAGGTCTTGGATTAGCCTTCGACCAGCTAGTACAAGGCCCTACCATTAAAGATCTGATAGGTATGGGGTTTCTGTGTACCGCAAAGGTTTACGCTAGTGAGGTTGACTTGAAGAAAATCAAAACAACTGGAGGCGATTACAATAAGAAGCAATTAGAAACTGCCATGCTTAAATCATCCATTACTGGTGATGCAGTGGCTACTTATAGAAAGTACGCAAAAGATAAACAAGCAATCGTTTTTTGCTGCTCCATAAAACACGCTACTATGGTTCGTAATATGTTTCAGTTGTTAGGACATAGTGCTGAGATGATTACATCACGCCATAAAAAAGACGAGCGAGAAAAGATACTAGATGACTTTAAGAATAAATCCACGAAAATCCTTGTATCTGTAGACATAATATCAGAGGGCTTCGATGTGCCATCATGCGAGGTGGTTATACTGCTAAGGCCCACTAAGAGTTTATCGCTATACCTCCAGCAAGTTGGACGAGCTTTGCGAGTTATGGAGGGTAAACCTCACGCGATTGTTCTTGATCACGCTGGTAACGTATTTAAACATGGCTTTCCTACCCAAGATAGAGAATGGGAGCTAACTACAGATAAGATTAAGGCGGCCCAACAAAAACACAATCTAAGGCAGTGCAAGACTTGTTATGCGGTGTACAACAATACAGCAGAAAGATGCCCGGAATGTGGTGAGTTGCATAAACCTGAGCCTAAGAAGATGCAAATGGTTGCCGGAGAACTAGTACCTTTGGAGGAAGTAGAGATAAAAAAGAAAGAAGCCAAGCGCGAATTAGCTGGGCCTAAAAGCTTAGAAGATTGGAAAGCGATAGCAAGGGCTAGGGGCTATAAAATTGGATGGGCGTATCACAGATATAATGCAAGAAGGAAATGAAACACGGATCTTTATTTAGTGGATTAGGTGGCTTTGATTTAGCGGCTGAGTGGATGGGATGGGAGAACATCTTTCACTGCGAGTGGATGGAATTTCCTCGTAAGGTTTTGGACTATCACTTTCCAAACGCTGATAGCCACATTGATATATGTAAAACAGATTTTAAAAAATATGCAAACAAAATTGACATTCTCACAGGAGGATTCCCATGCCAACCATTCTCAATGGCGGGAAAACGAAAAGGAACAGATGATGAACGCTATCTCTGGGGCGAAATGCTTAGAGCAATACAAGAAATTAAACCGACATTCGTCATCGCTGAAAACGTCTTTGGTATCACTAATATTGATGACGGATTGGTTTTCGAGCAGGTGTGTCTTGACTTGGAAGCTCAAGGGTACGAAGTACAGCCGTTTATTATTCCAGCTGCAGCCAAAAACGCTCCGCACAGAAGGGACAGAGTCTGGTTTGTTGCTACCGACACCGACTGCAGTACAAAGGGATCATCCAGAAAGAGTGGAAGCATTGAAAGCAACGGGAGCAACATCAATAACGAGTCGAGCAAATGGAGAGAATCGACCGAACTCAATATTGGACGCGATGAATTTTTACGGAATGCTACCGACACCCACAGCAATGGACTCAACGAACGCCACAGCAACTATGAAAAGCACTCAAGTCAAGGAGGGGTCAATGCACAGTGTGACACTAAACAGAGCGATGTCGATGGGGATGTTGCCAACACCGACGGTGAGCGATGCGAATGGAAGCGGAAGTGCAGAATCATTAGAAAAGAGAGGAAGGACAGAAACAAACGACTTGGGCAGTTGGGCAACATTGAACACCAATGGGAAAAATTCCCAACTCAACCCCCGATTTGTGGCGGAGATGATGGGCTTCCCACCGAATTGGACAGAATTACCTTTTCAAAGTGGCGGAGAGAATCAATAAAAGGATACGGAAACGCCATAGTGCCACAGATAGCATTTGAAATTTTTAAACAATTATCTTTACTTTTGCAACACAGTCGTTAAACCTTCGAGAATTTTTTTTAGCCCCATTGACTGCGGGGCTTTTTTTTGAGCCATGACCGAAAAAGAAATACAGAATAAAATATTACAGCTATCTAGAGGTGATGTTCGTTTATTCCGTAATAACGTAGGTTTTGATAAATCAAATAAGGTTAAATACGGTCTAGCTCCCGGTAGTTCTGATTTAATTGGTTGGAAGACCATAACCATTACTGAACACCACGTAGGTAAAAAGGTAGCGGTATTTACCGCCATAGAGGTTAAGAAGCCCGGAGGGCGTATATCCGACAAGCAACAGAACTTCGTAGACTTTGTGGATGCGTGCGGAGGTTTGTCTGGAATATGCTTTAGCGAAGATGATGCTGTCACAATATTGTCATGATTTGTGAATTATTGCGTACATATGTTGCAATGCTGCAACTTTTGCGTATATTTACAACATGATAGAGATTGAAGTACATCACAAACAGAACTCGATATATTATTTCGAGTATTACGATTCAGAATTTGTAGACTGCCATTTTAGTGGTGAGTTTTGCGTAAGAGATGAGGATTTTACTCATTTTGAGTATGGAGAATGGTTTGACAAGTCCTACTTAGAAGAAAACCTAGATTACATGAGAGATGTTATTATGGCTAGGATTCACAGCGAAGAGCAAAGCTTAATTGAAGTTGTAAATAATATACTTGTAAAAAATGAAGACCGTGATTAAATTTTGTGATTGGTTGTTATATGGATATATAACCGATCTAGTAATTCAAAGAAATCTATATAAAGATAAAATGCAAGAAAGCATTAGGGAGGCCCAACAGCTGAGAGCAGAGAAAAGACACTTTGAAGACTTATCACATAAACTTAGATTAAAAATAGATATATATGAAGAAAAATGTTTTGAACGACAATGTCAAATTAGACAAAGAAAAGGATGATTTCAGAAAGTTGTACAATGAAATCTTTATGCACCACCGAAAAGTACAAAAAGAAATTTATCGTCAGTTAAACCCAGCAGTAATAAAAAAGAAATGATTTTAATCGCCATTCCAGTAGCCATTTTTCTTGCAGCCATTTGGATGTTCTTTGAACTCCTTAGAAACGATTATCGTAAGTACAGAAAAAAAAACTTCGAAATTCACGAAAACGCAGAAAGACCACACGTAACGCATAAATAAAACCTTTAACAAAAAAGAGAAATGAGTAAGGCAAAACTTGTTGGTATGATATGTAAAGAGCAGTTGCAAATGCTTGAGGAGAACCACCCATTGTTTGGAATAAAGAAAGTCCTCACACCTTACTCTATTTTAACCTTTAAAACAAAATAGAAATGAAAAAGTGGTTTTATAGAACATTCAAAGTCATTACCACAGAGCAAGCGGTTGAGTGGAAATTGATTCATCGTTATAACATATACGGAGATTTAATTAACCAAATTAATTGCAGAAGCGTTTGGGCTGATAGCAATGGAAGGCTATATAGAGTAAAAGAACTATTTAACACCACAAAGAAATGAAAACACCAATGCAAGAGCTAATTAAAGAGCTTAAAGATTTACAAGAATCACTTGACCCTTATGGTTTACATGATGCTATTGAGTTTGCAGAATCAATGCTTGAGAAAGAGAAAGAAATAATGTGTGAATTTGCTGATGAGTTTGCAAGAGAGTGCATTAACTATCATCATGAAAAAACAATGTCAGAAGAAAAATTCTTTGACTTAACATACGGAGGTAACAAATGAAAATATCAGTTATAAAGCCGATAAATTGAAATATCTTATCTATAGCAAATAATTAATTACCACTTTTTCGGGGTAATTGGCATATGTAATTACATATAAAGTGCTATAAAATGCACAAATTATATGTTTTTACACCTTTAAATAAACAAAATGAACGAACAAGATTTAACAGACGCACAGAAATGGTATCAATCTAAAGGTATCAACACAAGAATAGATTACGATAAATTATACATCGTATACTGGAATACTAAACCAGCATTTGAATTTGAGCCACCAGTATTTATACAAGTACACGAAGAAGAAATAATATATAGAGCAACATTATGCAGAGCATTAGAGAATTAAAAGACACGATCATGAAGCAAGATCTTGAGATTAAGATGCTTCGCAAACTACTGATACGCAAACACGAAATATCCGAGGATGACTACCCTAATATTAGTAGCGACAGAATTAGAGATATGGTGGACGGCCCGTTTAGGGACGAAAATGAATCGCTGGTTAGTCAGATTGCAAATATTACGGGTGTATCTGTGGGCCATATTATGGGAAAATCACGTAAAGTGAACATAGCTACAGCCAGATTTGCTTGCTTTTGGGGCTTGTATCACGTTAATCAAATGACATATTCCGGTATTGGGCGTATGTTTAACCTACATCATTCCAGTATAATGTACGGTATAAGAGTGTTTGAAGAGCGTGCTGAGTTCAAGCAAAACCCTGAGTATCAGTTGATTAAGGAAATAACTAACCTATAATGCCGGTATGCCAGTATTTCTTATCTACTGGCTTCGGCTTTTTTTATTTATTTTTTTCTGATAATCTTACTTTTTTACCGGAATACCGGAATAAAAGAAGATAAATAAAAGAAAACCAATAAGATAGAGATTTTTTTTACCGGAATTTTACCGGAATATACCGGAATATAGTGGAATGAATAACAAAGTAACCATATTTAAAAGCTTGTTTGATAATAATACAAGCTTCCCAGTTGACTTAGAACAAGTAGTCAATAGAATAAAGAATGGCAAGAGCAAAGCCATCGTAGAACAGATTAGAAAGGCCGATCAAGCCGAAAGGGATGAACTTAAGAAGAAATCAGTAGTTATTCTTTTCGCGGGTGTGTTTACACATAGGAACAGCAAGTCACTTAAGGAGCATAGTGGCCTAATGGTGGTTGATTATGACAAGTGTCCAGATAGTGTTTGGGAGGAGATAATTAGCATACCATCGGTGTGTTTGGCGTTTCGTTCTCCAAGTGGAGATGGATTTAAGGCAGTGGTGAAGATTCCTAAAAGCACCGCAGAAGACCATAGCAAGCGATTTGAGGCATTTAATACGGCTTACCCTAGTGAATACTTCGACGTAAAGAATAAAGACGTGTCACGGGCTTGTTTTGAGTCCTATGACCCTAATTTGTATTATAACCCGGATGCAGAGGTGTTTGAGGATATAGAAGACAACCCTCATTACGAGATTACTCAACGTCCAGCGCTGATACCGATAACGGATACAGATAAGATAATGGATAGGCTGCTTAAATGGTGGGATGCTAAGTTTGGGTTTGTAGAAGGAAGTAGGAATAGCAATCTACTTATTTTAGCGCAGAATTGTAACGAGTTTGGGGTGAACTTTGACTATGCATTTAATTATGTTAAAAACAATGTGATCCATAACTTCTCTTCGGATGAGCTACAAAATGTGTTTAAGAGTGGCTACAACAGAACACAGCACAACATTAAGTACTTTGAGGATAATGTTAAGTTGACCTCTATACGCAGTAGCTTATCTCGACAGAGTGTGGAGGAAGTCAGTAGAGAATACAACCTACCGGTTGATGTGGTTGAACAAGTAGATGGCGAATCTAAAATACAGCCATTTTGGAAGGAGGATAAACGCATAAGTATTGTACCTATTTTATTTCAGAACTTCTTGCAATCGCATGGGTTTTTTAAATACTATATTGATGGCAGTGCCATATTTGTACGGGTGCAAAGCAATATCTTAGAGATAGTAAGTGTTGATCACATTAAAGACTTTGTACTAAACTACCTGAGGGATAATGGCGAGCTAGACGTTTGGAATCACTGCGCTGAATCTAGTAAGATATTTACCGAGCAGTATTTATCTATGTTGGACGATATTAAGGTTCAGCTACTTAAGGATACAGCAAACATCGCTTACATACCATTTGCGAATGGAGTGGTTAAGATAAGTAAGAAACGGATTGAACTGCTGTCGTATGTGGATATAGATGGCTACATATGGAAGGAACAGATAGTCAATAGGGATTACGTTAAGTCTAATGGGACTACAGATTTCTATGATTTTATCACGAAAATCTGTAATAATTCCCAAGACCGGATCTCAGGTATAGAATCTACCTTGGGGTATCTGATACATGGCTATAAGGATAAGACGCACCAGAAAGCAATCATATTTCAAGACGAGGCTGTGGATGATAATCCAAATGGTGGCTCCGGGAAGTCACTAATCGTTAATGCTCTGAAGCACTTTAAGAAAGTAGTGGTTATAGATGGGAAGCAGTTCGAACCAAACAAGGGTGACTTCATATACCAACGTGTAAACCTAGATACTCAGATACTAGCGTTTGATGATGTTAAAAAGAACTTCAATTTCGAATCTATATTCCCTTTGATCACCGAAGGCATCACGGTAAACAAAAAGAACAAGGATGAGATCTTTATAAATTTTGACCACTCACCTAAAATTTGCATTACGACGAACTACGTAATTTCGGGTTCTGGAAATTCGCACCAAAGAAGGCGGCATGAATTAGAACTGCATCAGTACTTTAATCAGAATAAAACGCCACTGGATGAGTATGGTAAATTGTTATTTGATGGGTGGAATAAAAAGGACTGGCAAGCCTTTGATAATTACATGATAGATAACGTACAAAAGTTCCTAAACGATGGGCTGGTGCAAGTAGATACTATCAACGCGGAAGTCAAGCGAATTATACAGAGTACTAACAAGGATTTCTTTGATTGGGCTGAAGACCAGCAGTGGCCGGAAGAGCAGAGGTTGTATAATAAAACTATGTACAATTCTTTCCAAGAAGAGTTCGATAATCGCAAGATAAGTAACGTATGGTTTGCTAGATGGGTTGTGAAGTATTTAGATTATAAGGAGCGCCCGCATGAAAAAGGTCGAGATACTTTTGGAAAATACATTGTAATTACAGCGCCCTTTTAAAAGTTCACGAAAATCTGTAAAATCGGCAAATTTTTGTAGCTCACGAAAATCTGCGAAAAGTTCACGAAAATCTGTGAAATCGATAGATTAGGGATCTATAGGTGAAAACCTGTAGGTGTCCGGTGGTGTGGACTCCATTATATTGGACGCAAAAATAAATTTGTTTGTTTGGTTTGTTTGTTGTATAAACGCGGGCGCGCGCGTCCATTTATATATATAAATACTTATGTCATGCAAATGTCATTGTTTGCGGGTTATTGTGTAAAGATGGTTTTTTGTTGTATGTTTGAATTATGGAAAACCTTATTAATAACCATCACAATTTTCAGCTCGTTTGCGTCATCGCGTGCGTTGCTAGTTTTTTTATCATTGCTGGCGTAGTTGCTAGTATTGACAGTTTAACGGCTAAAAAGAAATAAAATGGAAACAAAAGAAATTATCTACAACATGCTTACCGAAAACACAGGTAGTCATATACTAGACAGCGGTGGGGCATACGGGCGTAATTGGGAACGTAATCAAGTTAAAACTATTGAAGACTTCGAGAACGAACCGGAAGAAGTTTATACTTATTCCAAGCAATGGAACGAATTAGAACGAACCGTATCGGTATTTCATTACCTATCTCAATTGGATACTGATGAGGTATGCGATCAATTCAATTCTATGCCTTGCAATAATTGGGACGCTGAAGATGTGTTTGGCGTGAGTACGGATCAATGGCAATGGCTCAATAGTATTGGTGACATACAAGTATTAAACACATTCAATACATACAATTATGACTCAGATCTATCACAGATACTGCAAGGCTCATGGGTTGAGATTAATAGTGAGCAGTATTTATTAATACAAATACACGGAGGTTGCGACGTCCGTGGTGGATACACCAACGCAAAGTTATTTAAAGCAAACGAACAGGGTATTATACATGAGTATCTGGATGAGTTTCAAGATAGTTATGTTATCAACGAATATCTTCAAGACGGATACATTACCGCGATTGATTACAATGACCCGAGTATCGAGTATACAAGTAAGCAATTGTTAGAAATGATGAACGAAGTAAAAACTAACTAACATGAGTAACATATATTTTAAAATAGAAAATACCCTTTGTGTTGTGCGGTTAGGTAAGACAACAAATAAAAAGATAGCCGCGCCCGGTGAAAAAATAGTTCAAACGTACCATTTTAGCGAAGGCCAGTTTAACGCGGCCATAAATAGGGCGGACATGAAAACCTTTTTTAGTCATGATGCTGATGTTTGTTTTGATTGTCCTTTTGCTGTTAGTAATGGCGCCAAATTAAGCGCTTGCTATACTCATAAGGGTATGCAGTATTTGGGTTTTAAAAGCATGCTCAGGGGTATTGCTAAGCGTACGACATGGGACGAAATACCCCAATTAACCGCGGATATTGAGCGCGATATATTAAAAGCTGCAAAAGATCGGTTTGTTCGTTTCGGGTCATATGGTGAACCGTCTTTATTACCTATTGAATTGACGCGCACAATATGCAGCCTTGCAAAATCGTGGACGGGATATACACACCAACACAGCAAGCGCCCGGAATTTAGCCCGTTTTTTATGGCCAGTACGCACAACGAAAGTGAGCAAACGGCCGCGGCTGTTAATGGCTGGCGCTCGTTTGTAGCTTCGTCCGTTGGTATTGATTCGCTCGTATCATGCCCGGCCAGCGCTGAGGCGGGTTTTAAAAGTAATTGCAGTAAGTGCGGGTTATGCTCAGGCACTGAAGGTAAGGGCAAAAAGTCCGTTGTAATTTTACAGCATTAATAACAATGACAGCCTTAAGAAATTTAAATCTTATGTATCATGTTGCCGGTTTTATAGACGCGAATAAGTTTACCCCATTTGAATTGATTGAAGCGGGCATAATGAACTACAATAAGCCGTTAATTAATTACAGCGAATATTTAAAGGACATGACCACAATATACAATCGGGCGCGTTTATCTGAAGAGGGTATCAGTTTAGATTACGTTTATATTGAAAGTGCGCGCGGTTTATTACTAGCAATGAAGTACAAACCATTTAACGCGGTTAAATTAATAACGTACGTACATGAAAGGTTTGAAGCGCAAATAAGTTATCCGGCTATTAGTTCATTCAATAAAGATAAATTTATTCAATCGCTCGGAATACCTTAAAAATATTGTTTTCCAAAACTGATAAGGCTCGCATTTATGCGGGCTTTTTTTTGTGCCTAACTTTGCGCCCATGCCAAAAAAACCCGATCCAAAAATCAAACCGCGGCCATTCGCAAATAAACCGCGATTTAATGAAGGCCCGTATAATTCGAGCGCATGGCGTAAAATTAGGGCGCTGGTTATACAAAATAATCCAATCTGTAATTATTGCGGGCGCGAAGCTTCAAACGTTTGCGATCATATAACCCCAATAAGATTAGGCGGTTCTTTTTGGGACGTTAACAACCTACAAGCGCTTTGCGCATCATGCCACAACAAAAAAAGCGGTCAGGAGTCAAAATTATAACCCACGAAAATACAGCGTTTCAGCCTCGGGTCTAGGCTTGTAATTGACGCGGGCGCCCTATTGACCCCGTACCGGGGTAATTATCTTATTTTTTTTTGCCGTTTAAAC